TTTAAACTATGGTAATTTACACCTACGGGCAATTCTGCCCTATTGAAAGTGGAGTGTTATGTTACAGGAGTATGAATACGAAGTGAGGCATCTTTATTTCGGATACGGAATGAATACAAACAGGGATCAAATGGCTGGCCGTTGCCCTGACAGCAAACTTATCGGTGCGGCAATCTTGCCTGGCTATAAGTTTGTTTTCCGTGGACATGCTGATGTCGAACTGGATTGGGAAAGTCAAGTTGAAGGAGTGCTTTGGGAAGTTAGCGATAACGATCTTATTGCACTTGACCGTCTTGAAGGATTTCCATCATATTATCTGCGTCAACGTGCTTGGGTTGAGTCCCAAGACGGTTATGGCGTTGCGTGGGTTTATATGATGAATGACCAAGATTATATCAGCAACCCCAGTAAAAGCTATTATGATTTGTGTTTTGAAGGATATACCCAACATGGGGTGCCAACAGAACAGTTGACAAAAGCCCTGATCGGTGATATAAACCAATTTCAAGGTAAAGATTGGGATTATTTCAACGACCAACAGGATTGGTCTGGTAGCAACTGGTCAAACAACAGGAAGTATCTATGGTAAACCGATTGATGATCGCTAAGAAACCACAGCGTAAAGTATCTACACATAAGTTTATGGACGAGAAGTTTACTGGTCCAGAACCAAAGTGGGATGGTGCCAAGTCGTGGAGTGATGATAAAAAGCGTCAAGAAATTACGCATGCTTTTTATTTTTACAACTATTACATGACCGCTGGCGATATGCGGAAATATGTAGTTGAGTTTGGTCAACAATATTACAAGTGGGGCAAAGCAGAAATTGCTGCTTTTGCTGAATGCGATGACAATCGGGTAGGTATCACAATTGGTAGCGCCAGCAAGATGATCCTTAATGGCGCACCATTGGCACACGATGCTGAATATATTGTTAATAAGTTGAATGAATTGCTTGCTTATGGTCGTGAGAAATTGGCTAACAAGCAAGTCGTAAAAGATGCACCAAAGCGCACAGTCAAAGATCATATGAATGACAAGTTCAGTGATACGATGGGCGACCTTGAAGAAATGTATGATGTTATGATGGAAGGCAGCACAGAATTGCCTGATTTTGTTGCATATTTCCGTGAAAAGAATATGCCACAGGCTTTTTGTAGCCGTATTCGTGAAAAGTATACGGCACAGTATAGTGAATTGCTTGAAGGACAAAACAAGAAAGGCGATCCATCTATTCGTGAAGCATACGAATGGATGAATAAGGCAGAGTTCAAGCGTTATGATGCTTGGTATAAAGCATTGTTTGACGCATTGACTACCTATGGCACTGTAAAAAGTGCAGTGCGTAAAGTTCGTAAGGCACGTCCTGTGTCTAAAGAAAAACTTGTCAAGAAAGTAAAGTTCTTGCAAAAGTTTGATGAATTGAACCTTGTGAGTATCAATCCAGTTGATGTGTTGAACGCAACTGAATTGTGGGTTTACAACACTAAAACACGTAAGATTGGCAAGTATGTTGCTGATAGCTCCAGTGGTGTGCTTGGTATCAAGGGCAGCACTATTATTGGCTATGATGAAAAGTTGAGTGTTGCCAAAACACTTCGCAAGCCAAAAGAACAAATCAAGGAATTCCAAGCCGCTGGCAAAGTTGCACTTCGCAAGTTCCTTGACAATATCCGTGCCGTAGAAATTGGCTTGACAGGACGGTTGAATGGTGATACTATACTTCTTAAGTCAGTGAAGTAATGATAAGCAATCTTGATCCACAGCTACGTGAGCGGCTTGAAAACATTGTCGCAATGCTGTCTGTGGAGATTGATACGCTTATGGATGATGAAGCAGATAAAGATAAAAATGCTGCACTTATTGCTATAAGTGATGCAGTTGTAGTATTAGAAGACTATCTGTATCCTGAATTAGCAGATGATAAAAAAACAGTAAGAGTATTCCGTGATGAAATACGATAGTGGATATGTGACACCGCGAGTTCGTTGGGTAAAGTTGGATAAGCGTAATAAGATGGTTGAGCATTACAGCCATCGTGTTACCGTGCGTGGTGACCACCTGACTTGTGTTAAGGTTGAAAAATGGTTTAAGGAAAATTTTGATTTTGATCCTTATACATTTTGGGGACCACAATATGCTAGTATGTATAGCGAAGGACCATATGTTAAACCACGTGTTTACAAAAAACGTGAAACATTTACACGCTATCACATGTATTTGCAGGAACAAGATTTAGTTTACTTTATGTTGGGGTATCAGCAATGACAAATTACAATCATTATCGCATTATCAATGACATGACAGGTCTTGCCAACAAAATTGGATTTGAAATTGGTCAAAGTCGTGGTGCATTTAATTCATATTCGTATGAACAAAGCACTGGACAAGATTTTACACTTACAATTCCAAAAGACGATGGCGATGTGCTACCAATTTATACACGTGGTGTATCAATATTCAGTGGCAGCGCAGAAGATTGTATTAGCTTTATGGTCGGTTGGAACGAATGTCGTAGGTATATGAATATGCTTGGCTTTAAGGACAAGACTATAGCTGACCGTGAAGAAAAGTTATCATCAAAACGCAAGATGGATCGTATGACAAAAGCTATTGCAGACGGTAAAGATCCAGGTCCAGATTGGTATGAAGGTAAGGATGAGGCTGAACAGGATGCACCGTTCTAACCGTATTGTTGTTTTTGCCAATAATCTAAATTTTTTTACGGACTTTCACGAAAATAAACACATTGAGATTGAGCGAGCCAAAGGTGCAGCTAATCTATTGTGGAATGACTGTGAAAATTATAAATGGGTATGGGAAAATGCTATACCAGGTAGTGTAAAATTTCATGTTCATTGGGATTTTGAAATATTTGGTTATCGTGCAAGGGTAACTGCAGAGTTTGAACCAGAAGATTTAACCTTTTACCATTTGAAATTTGGAGATTAGAATGCATCTTATTCACAAAGACGACAATTGGTTTATTACTAAACTTGGTATTAAATTAAGTGCAAATACTGGACCTTGGGTAGCTGGTGGTGCAGCACTTGCTTGGTTCCTCGGTCGTCCTACAAATAGCGATATTGATTTGTATTTTAAAAGTAACACGAACTTGGTATTTTTTCAGACACAGCTTGAAAGTAAAATGCGTGGTGTTCAAACAGAAACTAAATCTAATGAATGGTTAGCGCAGCCAGAAGACTATCCTTTTACAACGCATGAAACACAAAATGCTATTTCCTATGATATTAATGATGGTATTACTACAAATAATCTTGGCAAATTACAACTGATCCGCCGTAATTTTTATCCTGATCCGCAGTCATGTATTGAAGACTTTGATATTAGTATTTGCCAAATTGCAACTGATGGTGATAAGATTTGGGTAGGTGAGCATACACTGCATGATATTGAAAACCGTCAATTTAGATTTACTAAAAATATTGGACCAAGTAGCGCAAGACGATTTATAAAATATCATGCTTATGGTTTTCGTGCTATTGATAGTGCATATGACCAACTTTTTGCCGCAGAAAATGTAAGTTGGGTTCGTGTTGCAGGAATGGATGATTATGCGTAATGAAGCAGCGTTTTCTTTAATAAGCGATGTGCCGCAGCCATTTTACCATGTGCCAAGCAAAACACATATTTGTTTTTGGATGGGTTTAGGCATGACACAAGCACAGGCTATGATGATAATTGCAGTTTGTAAAGAACTTGCTTATGTAAACAGAAGTTCTACAATTGCTGCTTTTGCTGAATTTCAACATGCCTACATTCTTGGTGCTTTTGGTGATGTAGATTGGCATTATCGTTTGGATAGCGGTCCAGTTACTCATTATAATTGGTTATTCATGAAGATAGTTAACCGACTTGGAAAATATAATCCAGATAATCATTTTATAAAACGATTCTCTATTGAAAAGTGTTTGCGTGTATTTCAAGATGAGCAAATCTTAAATACTTAATGTTAGTACACCGTTTTAGAATGGGTGATGTAGAAGACGCCCAAATATATGCTGCTGGTCCTATTATGAAATGGCAAGACAGCGATGTTGGTGCATGGGTTATGGAAAATGCCATTAGCCAACCTATTATGAAAACCGTAGATGATTTACATAATTTTGGTTGGGCAGTAGAAATACATGCTAACTTCAAACCAGAAGATGAATTATATTTTGCTTTACGTTGGGGTGCTGACATAGAACTCCGCTAAATATTTCTATGGCAACATTACAAGAACTTAAAACAACAGTATTTGATTATGTCCGTTATTCACTTGGTGATGGCATCATTGATATAGAATTAGACCCAATTCATTATGAAACTGCGCTTAACCAAGCATTAGTTCGTTATCGTCAACGCAGTGCAAATAGTGTTGAAGAAAGTTATTCATTTCTTGAATTATTAATGGATACTAATACCTACACACTTCCTAAAGAAGTTATCAGTGTTCGTAATGTTTTTAAGCGCAATATTGGTGCCAATAGTGGAACTTCTTCACAATATGAACCATTTGAAGCAGGCTTCGTCAACTTTTATATGATACAAAGTGGTCGTGTTGGTGGGTTATCAACATGGTATCTTTATAGTGCTTTCTTAAAAGAAGCAGCAAAATTGTTTGGTGGTTATCTCAATTACCAATTTAACACAGTTACAAAAGAATTGACAATTATGCGCCGTCCACGTGCAGATAAAGAAACTATTTTGATTTGGACTGAAAATTACAAACCAGATATTACATTGTTAACTGATCAATACAGTTATCCATGGTTAAAAGAATATACACTTGCCAAATGCATGATGATGCTTGGTGAAGCACGTAGTAAATTTTCTACACTGCCTGGTCCACAAGGTGGAACATCGCTCAACGGGACTGACCTACTAACTCGTGGTCAAGCAAAGATAGATGCTCTTGAACTTGAAATTACAAATAGCATGACTGGTGAAACTCCTATGTGGTTTGTAATTGGATAATTTGACAATTATACATAATTCTGTTATAAATTAAAGTATGAAGATAATTGGTGTTTGTGGGCTTATCGGTGGCGGAAAAGGAACCGTTGCGGACATTCTTGTAGGCAATCACAACTTTGAAAAAGTTAGCTTTGCCGATCCTCTTAAAGATATGATAGCCAAAGTATTCAATTGGCCTCGTCATTTGCTTGAAGGTGATACAAAAGAAAGCCGTGACTGGCGTGAGCAGCGTGATGATTGGTGGTCTGTGCGACTTGGCATTGATAATTTAACACCACGTTGGGTGCTACAATATTGGGGAACTGATGTTTGTCGCACCAACTTTCATGAAGATATTTGGATTGCAAGTTTAGAAAATAAAA